TCTTGGGTCAGATTTTCTTTGGTCTGCATCAAATGCTTTTGGGTCAACTGCATATTGTTGTAATAAATCTAAATCTCCCCTTTCTTCTAATTCTCTAAATTTACTTTCAATTGCTTTCTCACGAAGTGTTCCTAGTCTAAAGGTTGTTCCAGCAGCTCCTGTTTCGTATGCTAGTTTTTTTGATTTTATAGGAGCATCAGAAAGTTTGTATTGATTTAACATAATATCTTGTTGCAACTTATTTAAATCTAAAGAGTTTTTGTTAAATTTTTGTTGGTTAAACAGGTTTGTAACAGCATCATTAATACCTTTTGTTCTTCCTGCTTTAGCACCAGTAAGTGATGAAATCACCTTTTGACCAGTTGTTTTATCTTTGTAAAGAGAGTCAAAATATCCTTGACCTAATCCTAACAATGTATTTACATTTAAAGAACTTTGATAGTTAGGGTCATTAATAAGACCTTTAAAGGGCTGATTAGTCGTTCCCAATGCCTTGTCTATCATTGTATTGTAATCAAAATCTAGCAATGAATCTGCCATGTTACGCTCTCCTTATGTTCAGTATTCTATTTTTACTTGGATTATATGCTTGTTGTGCAACTCTACCTACTGATTGAGTGACTTGTTGTGGACTAGCACTGCTACTACCACCTAATGCTGTCATACCTAATGCAGCTAATGCTATTGGATTTTCTTGAGCAAAACCCATTACACTATCAAATGCTTTTTCATATAAAGGTTGTTGACCTTCAAACCCACCTTGAGCTTCAGCTATTTCTGTTGGAGAAGATTTTTGAATGTCTGCAAAATTAGGATTTACTGCTCCTGTATATAAAGGAGCTTCTTCAACTTGCGGTATTGAATTGTATTGAGGGGCAACAGCTTGACCAGTTAAGGGGTCTTTAATAGCATTATTTGTATCTAAACCCAAACTAGGATTAGGAATACTGCTATCCATTCCACTAAACACTGGCATATCTACTTGTGTTATAGATTGACCTAAAGTATCTGGGGTAGCATAAGGGCTAAAGCCTTGACCTGTTACACCACCAGTTACATTTTGTAAATTATTTGAAACTACAGCATCTGTTCCAATTAAACCACCTGTGCCTACAGCAGTGCCTGTACCACCCATAAGCCCTGCACCTGCATTTAGAGAGTTAGTACCTGTATTTGCTAATGCACCAGAGCCTAAATCAAATCCCATTCCATCAAAACCAAATCCAGAGCCAATTCCATCTGCACCACCAAACATACCACCACTAACACCACCAATAGCGGCTGCTTTTAGAGGGTCTCTACCTTGAGCTAAAGCTAATGCTGCACCTATTCCCATTCCTGCTAATACTGGAGCACCCATTACTTACCTCCTCCACCTGATGAAGTTGTAGTTTGCTGTATAGGTGCTGGTGCACCATAAGCTGCTGATAGATAACTTTCTAATTTACTGTATGGTTTGTTTTGTTCAAACTCAAACCTACTAATATCTGCATTTAAAGCATCTTTAGCATACTGTTCTTGTGTTTGACCAATTTTAGCTAGTTGATTTATGTCTGAATAATCTGCCATAGCCATTTGTGGAGCTGATGCAATAGCTGCATCTTGTCTAGCTCTTTCTGCACCAAAGTTACTGTAAGCTAATTCTGCTGCTCTGTTAGTTAAAGAGTTTGCTAGGTTTTCAGTTGCTTGTGATTCCATTTCGCCCATAGCACCTGAACCATATCTACCAGAAGCTGCTGTTCTGCTACCAATGTCTCTAATAGCTTTGTTAAATTCATTGACAGCAGGTTTAGCTGCACTTGCCATCATTGCAGAAAAATATGGATTACCTGCTGATAGTCTGTCACCACTAATTGTGCTTAACTGTTGTGCTTGAGCTGCTGGTACTAATGGACTACCAGTTCTTGCTCTATCACCTGCTAAACCTAATGCTTCTGTTGTAGTTGCTGATGCTGGAACATAAGTTGCATCTGGGTAATATTCTGGGGAAGCATCTTTATAAAGATTTTGTGCTTCATCTAAACCATAAGTTATGTATGGCAAGATTGCAGGGTCAATATTTTGATTAGTAGTTTGTGTTTGACCACCACCACCACCTTTGTATTCACGCAATCCAGTAACAGGGTTAATAGTACCTGAACCACCATGTGCTTTTAAAAGATTAGCTTCCCATGTATTAACATGAGCTAATTCAGTATCTCCCTCTCTACCTAGTTTGCCTAAATCTTTTGCTAACCAGTTATATAACCATATTTTTAACTTAATCATTCTAGTTTCAACTCCATTAATTGATATTTTTTTTTGTAACCATATAGCCTGTTCCATAATCTAGCTATACTCTCAAATTTAGTAGACCCCTGTATTGCAGTTCCACCATTATGTTTGACCCACTGTTTAAACTGCTCAAACCCTGCTTTTGTGTTTTTACCACCTATATAAGTTATATAAGCCACTCTGTCGTTAGGATAGTTAATCCATTGAACAGTGAGTGCTACATAACACTTATCTTCTTTCATTACTAATAGTAATTGTTGCTGACCTTGTGTAACTAACAGCTTTAATTGGTCTGCTGTAAATTCGTTGTTACCTTTGTCTAAAGCTTTTTGTAACAAAGGTTCTGCAAGATACCAAAATCTTTGCACTTGATTCGTAGGCACTACATAGAGTTTCATAGAATTTATCCAACAATGATATAATCATATGTTACATCAGTATGAGATGTATTTCTATGCCCTATAACAAAACTACTTTTAGCTTTTGTCTTAATATATGTATGGTCTGATTCTGCTGCTGCATTTGCAGTTCTTGGTGATAATACAATGACTGAATCAAAACCTGCTCTTTCATTACTAACTGTAGTTTCTGTAGATGATGTTGCTAAAGTAAAAGTACCACTATTATTAGTCTTGCCATTCATAGCATTATTAACTACTTCTGCTACAGCTCTAGGGTCACCACCTTGATAGGGAAGTGTACGATACATTCTAGGCATTATCTATTGCCTTGTGGTTTTACATCTACATCTACTGCCATAGCAGTTGTCCAGTTACCTGTAGGTTGCACATTGAATCTATGATACCTACCTGCACTTCTTAAATTACATCTACCCTCTGATGTAGCAGGAACAAACGCACTAAATCCAATAGTATCATCTAACTCTCTGCGACTAGCTACAGCTACTTGTGCTGTGCCATTATCTATCTGTGGTCTTGCTAATGTAGCTACAGAGTTATAGCCAATCTCAACATCTGTTGTAATAAGTTGAGGTGTTATAGATGTTCCTGTAAAGGTTACTATTTTAGTGCCTTTAGCACCTGCAAATAAAAATTTACCACCTATAAACAATCGTGAATCTAATGATGCTTTCATCTCATCTATATCTGTATAACCTAAACTACTTACTAAAGTTTCTAATGTCTCTCCTAAAGTAGCAATAGTGCCTACAACATCTGATGTGGTTTCAGCTCTTGACCATTTTCCTAACTGCCAATTATAAATAAGTATTTTTCTGTTTCCATCTACATCTGCATAATTCCATACTACAAGATTTTTAACTGGGTCAACTGCTGCACTAATTGTATCTATTTTTGTTAAGTCAGCATTATCAAAGAAAAATCTATCTACTTTTTCTAATCCTATGTTTGTTACTGTTTGCCCATCTGTAGAATACCAACCATCATCTGACAAAAAGAAAGTTATGTTTCCGTACCTAGCAACAGAGTTACCCTCTAAACAACCTAGTCCACTAGAAATAGTATCAAATTGAAAGAATAATGGTGAGCCAACATAAGAAGCTCTAACTATAGATTTTTCTAATAATACAACACCAAACTCACCACCTGTTATTGCTTGAACATTACCACCATCAGGAATTATTTGATAATCACTTTGGCTTGTAGCTCCAGAAGTCCAATCTGTTTCATCATTAATATCTGACCATTGCACTTTATCAGGGTTAGAACCTGCTGCAATATTTCCTGAAAAAACAAAATCACGAACTACAGCAATGTCTTTAGCTACAGGAGCTGCTGCTGCTACATCTGCAAATGCAGAAGAAACACCTATTGTCCATGCTTGTATTTTAGAATTGTCGTTACAAGCTAAAACTACATTGCCAAATTGCTCAAATCTCCAAGTTCCATTTCCACCATACCCACCTGATTTAGATACATCTGCTAATGCAAGTGTTGCAATATTTAGTTTAAATAACTTTGTAGCACCACCTGCAAATACTTCTACATTAGCTCCAAATTTAGCTACAAATATATTGTTAATATTTTCACTGGCAGCGTTAGAAAAATCTTCTGCACTAGGAAAAGCACCATAACCAATACCCAAAGGATATACATTTTTTGCATCATTTAAACTACCTGCGTTTGCAGGTTGGTCTGGTAACCAGTCTGTAAATTGTAATCTTTTTGTTGTCATTTATTAATCCCTATTTAAGAGCCACTTCCTGTACCTGTTGCAATTAAACTAATGTATTGTAATGTTACTTGCCCATTAGGATTACTTGTGCCACTTCCACTATAGTAACCACTACCTGTAATAGATTGACTGCTAGGAACATAATTTTGAACAGAGTAAAAGTTTTTAGAGCCACCTGTACCACCACCTGTCCTTGAACTAGCAGTTCCCAATGTAGAGGTCATGTTTCTAGGGTTGTTAATAGATGCCCACCATGTAGGTGGTACATCAACATTTACTGTTGTATAAAGTGGATATCCTATAGCTGTTTGACCTGCTGAAAAGTAAGTGGATAAGTAGGCTGTTGGCATAGTAACGCTACTAGAATAAGGAGA